TAAAAACAGGTCTATCTGAATAATTTTCAATTTCACGTTGCCAGTTAATCTTTAATGATGCGGGACATATAATTAATATTTTTTTCGCACCTGTTTCTAAAGCCGCTATGATCGTACAAGTAGTTTTCCCAAGTCCCATATCATCGGCAAGAATGAATCTTCTTGATCCTGTTAATTTTTCTATTGCCTCTTTTTGATGTTGTAGTGGGGGTCTATGACTGTATTTAGAATAATCTACATCAACTACCTCAACATTGTGTGATTTTATTAATGCTGATTTAGGAACCCAAAATTCGGTTAAAGGATCCTTCTCAAAAAACTTACCCCAAATATGGTATGACTTTTCTTTCTCAACCAATAATTTCTCAATGTAAATTTTTTCAGGAATTTCCATCAAATATCTTTCTTCGGCAAACTTCTTTGCAAAATACGTATCAAGATCAACCCACTTACGTGCAATCTTTGGTATTGTGTTAAAATAATTTATAATGTAGTCCGATTGAGTTCTTGTTGGATAAAACTTACTATTAGTTTTTTTTTTATTTTGTAAGTATATTATATGGTTATTGGCACCACTATATGACTCGAGTAGTACAAGGGCTTTTTGCTCAACTAAGGAAGATAAGTTTTCCAATTTTAGTCTTTTAATAAAAATACTAATAAAAAAGATATTTATCAATAAAATAGTGTTTTATGCAAAATAATGTTCCAATTTCTAGATTAGGTAAATTTTTTGGGGATCGTGATTTTGAACTTGAAGTTAGTATGGGCCAGGAGTGGTTGATAGGTGATATGAACTTTACTTGTGTTCTCTATAAAATTGATAGAAACAAAATTAAAACTGACGATGTTTATGGTGAAGTTGTAGAAGATGGTATTAAATTTTTACCTCCTGTTGAATTTAACGCACAAATTACGATTGCCGCGCCTGAAAATAAAATGATTGGAACAACAAAAATGGATCAGTTTGAGCCAGGTAATATCACTATTTCAGTTTATTTAAAAACTTTAAATAATTTGGGAATTGATGTTGATTTTGGTGATTATGTTGGATATTATGATAGTGAAAATTTTGTTAGGTATTATACGGTTGTTAATGATGGTCGTGTAATTTCAGATACAAAACACACATATAAAGGGTTTAAACCATTTTTTAGGACAATAATTGCAGCACCTGTTGGTCCGAACGAATTTAAAGGATTATAATATAATTAAAAGTAATAAAATTAATAATGGGAATACCAAAAAAATCAGTTAAACCATCCATACCTTTAAACTACCCTAAAACTCTTTTACCAAGAAGAGAAGAAATTAAAGATATGATTACTAAAGATGGAACTTACCTTCCTAAATCATTGCTACATGCAGATTTAGATCGTGGATTTTTAGATTTTGTAAAAGAAAAGTTTAATATAGTTTCGGAAGGTAAAAAAATTCCTGTTGTAGATATTTTAATTACAACCCAAAATTGGTCTCAGTTTGTTGAAACTTGGGATTTTCAAAATATAGATAAAAACATTGAACCCCCATTTATAACTGTTATTAGAAACCCCGAAGTTAAGTATGGAAATAACCCTGCGGTTATGTATAATATTCCAAATAGAAGGATGTATTATTATATGGAGGTTCCGACATGGGATGGAAATAGAAAAGGGGCCGACATATACAAAATTCCACAACCAGTTCCGGCCGATTTTAAATATTCGGTTGCAATTATATGTAATAGAATGAGGGATCTTAACACGTTAAATCAAAGAGTTCTTGAAACATTTGCCTCAAAACAGGCTTACCAAGTAATTAATGGACATTATATTCCAATAATAAATGATTCATTTGCCGACGAGTCTGTTATGGATTTAGAAAAAAGAAAATATTATATACAAAAGTATGAGTTCACTATGATGGGATTCTTAATAGATGAAGAACAGTTTGAAGTTTCTCCCGCAATATCTAGAACTTTTCAGGTAATTGAAACTGACCAAAGAAATATAAAAAGAAAACAAAAAAAACAATCCCCAATAGAACTTGAGGTAATTACATTACAATATTTAAATAATGTCACAACGCAAGAACACTATTTTGAATATACTTGTAATTTACTTTTTGATAGATCTGTTAATATAGAAGAATTTTCTGTCTACATAAATGAACAATATTATGGTGATAATGTCGAAACAATTCAAATTAACACAAATGATATGTTAAGGATTGATATAATATCTAGTGGTGGGTCTGAGGATCCTTATCTTTTGTTTACTCAAAGATTAGTTTAATTTTCACCATATATATCTTTTTTATCTTTACATTTTTCAATAATTAATGACTCCAAAAATTTATATATTTTAAGTCCTCGTTTATCGCAATATTTTTTTAGGACTTCGTGAACTTCGGAGTCAATCTTGAGGTTTTTTATCTTCTTGTTATCATTAGTCATATAGGCAGAAAAAAGGCAGAATAAAATCTTACCAAAATATAAATACTTTTAGTAATGTAAAGTTTTTAGTATTTTACAAAGTATTTATAGAAATAAATAACTAAAAAAAAAATATTTAACATGGCAACTAATAGTAAAGTTTTTGTTTCACCAGGTGTTTATACCTCAGAGGTTGATTTAAGTTTTGTGGCACAAAGTGTCGGAGTAACAACTTTGGGTATCGTGGGAGAAACGTTAATTGGTCCAGCATTCGAACCAATTTTTATCACAAGTTTTAACGAATTCCAAACGGTCTTCGGTGGCACATCACCAGAAAAATTTATAAACACACAAATTCCTAAATATGAGGCGGCTTACATTGCCAAAGCATATTTACAACAATCAAACCAACTATTTGTAACAAGGATATTGGGTTTATCGGGATATGATGCAGGTCCGTCTTGGTCTGTAACAACTGTTGCAAATGTTGATCCGTCAACAATTGATGTTTGGTGTTTAAGTTCTGTTACTTTGACAGCAACTTGTGAAACAGTATGTGTAACACCAAAACAAGAAATCTATTCAATTCCGTTTACCGGATGTAATAACGACATTTCAACAATTTCATATCTATCACAATTTCCTCCAGAAATTCAAGATATTCTTTATCAACAATACGAACAATTTGATGGAGGAACATCAACATTAGATGATGATATTAATAGTTTAATTTTTGATGTAATTACAAGTTCAAACCCATATACGGCAGAAGATAGATTTATCTCTTATTTTGGTTCAATTGCAACTAACGATTATAACACTTTAACTAACGCTGGTTGGTCAGCGTCTACAAATGTGTTTGGGGTTCCATCTGTTTCGGTTGACGATACTAATCTTGAATCTCCACTTAACGACGCTTGGTATTATGCCTTATTTAATACAACCGGTAATACAAACTATAGTGGATTTTCATTTTCAGCATTTGTTTCTGGTTTAACATTAAATCCGGTAACTACAACAACCACAATTTTACCGACAACTACAACCACAACAACTAGTCCTTGTGTAACCCCTGTCCCAACAACATCAACCACTACGACAACAACGTTACCATTAAACTGTTATACTGGTAATTTAATATTAAAACTTTATTATTATACCGGTACCTCATTCACAAATTATGACAACATTGTTGTTGGAACACTAAGATCAAGAGGTATTGCAACATATTCAACATCAGAAAATCCGGCATATTCTGTGACAGGAACTTCAGAGGTTACTTTAAATATGACAGGTCAATACTCTAACGTTCTTAAGAATCCATACGCAACTTTTGGTGTGAATGTTGTTGACAAATACGGAACACTTTATTTCTTTGAAACTTCTTTCACTCAAAATGATCCGGAATATTGGAGTAAAGTTTTTGGTGTAACTAATTTTCAAAAACCAAGAATTGAGGTTCCGGTTTTTGCTGAAGAAAATTTCCAATCATGGTTAAACTTTGGTTGGAGAAAAGGTTACATTAAAGGTCTTAATCCAAACTTAATTGCTCTTGATTCTGCTCAAAGTGGTGATCCTAACTCAATTGGTTGGTATTTGGATAAATGGCAAACACCATATTCACCATTTGTTGTTTCTGAATTAAGAGGTAATAAAGTTTATGACTTATTTAGATTTTACACTATATCCGATGGTGATGCTGCAAACACTCTTATTAAAGTTTCAATTACTAATCAAACATTTAATAATTTAACATTTGATATATTAATTCGTGATTATTTTGACACAGATGCAAATCCTGTTGTATTAGAAAAGTTTACAAACTGTGCGATGGATCCAGGACAAAATAACTATGTTGCAAATAAGGTTGGTACTTTAGATGGCGAATACGCACTAAATTCAAAATATGTTATGGTTGAAATGTCTGAAGATGCACCAATTGATGCTCTTCCTTGTGGATTTAACGGGTTTAATTTTAGAAACTACGCAGGAGCACAATCACCATTCCCCATAATTAAAGGTAAATACGATTTCCCTGGTGAAGTTATTTATAATCCACCATTTGGTTTATCCTCAGGAAACGATGATGTTTTGGTAAGTCCAGGAGACAACGTTAGAAGAACTTATTTAGGTATTTCTAATTCTTATGGTTGGGATCCTGCATTCTTTGAATATTATGGTAAAAGAAATCCTGTTAACTCTTGTGATATTGAGGGATTACCTTTTAATTACAGATCAGCTGGTTTCCACATGGATGTAAATGCTAGCTCACTTACAATAGGGCCAGAGTTTTCAACAAGTGGTGATACAAGATTTATTTGTGGTAACTCACCATTTATAACAGATCCTGAATTACCAACAAACGCATATTATAGACTGTTCGCTCGTAAATTCACATTCTTATTTCAAGGCGGTTTTGACGGATGGGACATCTATAGGGAATATAGAAGTAACGAAGATAGATTCCAAATTGGTAGAGCTGGCTTTTTAAGAGGAGCGTGTCCAACATCAAGATATCCTAACGCATCAGGATGGGGATCATTTAAAGAAATATCTTTAGGTGACGGAACTCAAAATTTTGCAAATACCGACTACTACGCATACTTGTTAGGACAACAAACATTTGCTAATCCAGAATCAACTAATATTAATGTATTTGTAACACCTGGTATTGATTATGTTAATAACAGTAATTTGGTTGAGGACGCCATTAATATGATTGAGTTTAATAGAGCTGACTCATTATATATTTGTACAACCCCAGACTACGATCTTTACTTACTAACAACAACTGGTGGGGATGGATTAATTTACCCAACTGAGGCGGTAGATAACTTAGATAACACAGGAATTGACTCTAACTATACCGCAACTTACTATCCTTGGGTATTAACAAGAGACAGCGTAAACAACACACAAATTTATATTCCACCAACAGCTGAAGTTACAAAAAACTTGGCATTAACTGACAACATTGCATTCCCTTGGTTCGCAGCGGCAGGTTACACTCGTGGTATAGTAAATTGTATTAAAGCTCGTAAGAAGCTAACTCAAGAAGATAGAGACATTCTTTATAACGGAAGAATTAACCCAATTGCAACCTTCTCTGATGTTGGAACTGTAATTTGGGGTAATAAAACTCTACAAGTTAGAGAGTCTGCTCTTGATAGAATTAATGTTAGAAGATTGTTATTACAAGCACGTAAATTGATTTCAGCGGTGTCCGTGAGGTTATTGTTTGAACAAAACGACGCACAAGTAAGACAAGACTTCTTAAATGCGGTGAATCCAATCTTAGATGCGATTAGAAGAGACAGAGGTCTTTATGACTTTAGAGTAACAGTTTCTAGTGATCCTGAAGATTTAGATAGAAACCAAATGACCGGTAAGATTTATATTAAGCCGACTAGAGCTTTAGAATTTATAGATATAACCTTCTACATTACTCCAACTGGAGCATCGTTTGAGAATATATAAATCGGTTTAAAATACAAACACAAAAGAAAGGGGTATCAAAAGTTCCCCTTTTTTGTTAAACAAACTATTTATTATTATGAATTATAAAAATACGGTAAGAGAAATCATTAGTGAGATTATTCACGATCAGATGACGCCTACTATGAAGTATTACGCTTTTGACTGGGATGACAATCTAATGTATATGCCAACCAAAATATATTTAAAGGATGATAAGGGAAATTCTGTTGGTATGTCTACCGAAGATTTTGCGGAATATAGAACTAAGATTGGTGAAAAACCTTTTAAATATGAGGGACATACTATAGTTGATTTTGATGACAATTCTTTTAAAAACTTCAGAGTTCCTGGAGATAAGTTATTTATGAAAGATTCTATGACGGCTGAAACAGGTCCTGCTTGGTCTGATTTTGTTGAGGCGGTTAATAACGGGTCAATTTTTGCAATCGTTACGGCAAGGGGACATACCCCATCTGTGATCAGAAATTCCATTTATAATTTAATAAAACAAAACAAAAACGGAATATCTTCAAGTGAGTTAGTTAAAAATCTTAAAAAATATAGAGAATTATCAGATGAGGATGATTTATCCAATGATGAACTAATAAAAACATATTTGGATATGTGTAAATATTATCCTGTAACTTTTGGTGAGGGTTCAGCTGCGAATCCAGAAGAATTAAAAGTTAAATATATGAAAGAATTTATGACATATGTTAAACAAATGTCCCATCAACTACAAGAGAAAGCTTTTATGAAGAATAAAATAAGTAATTATTTTAACCCTTTTATTGGTTTTTCAGATGACGACATAAGAAATGTGAATACAATGAGAAAAAATTTTCCAAATAAAGATGAATTAAAGATTTATGCTACATCTAAAAAAGGAAAAGAAGAATATGAATAATAATTAATAACTGGATCTAGTAATAAGATATTTTAAAAAAAAGTGGAAGTAAATAGAAAAAAAAATTATTACATGTATTTATAATAAAAAATAAACAAAAAAAATAAAAAAAGAAATTATGGCTGATTTACTAATGAAAATGCCGATACCCTACGAACCAAAAAGGGAAAACCGATGGATCTTAAGATTTCCTTCGTCGCTTGGTATAAATGAGTGGTATGTAGAGTCTACAGCAAGACCTTCACTTACAATTGCCTCAACACCAATTCCTTTCTTAAATACGGAAACATACGTGGCTGGTAGATTTACTTGGGGAGAATTAGCGGTAACTTTTAGAGACCCTATTGGTCCATCAGCATCACAGGCATTAATGGAGTGGATTCGTTTATGTGCTGAATCTGTAACAGGACGAATGGGATATGCTGCTGGTTATAAAAAAAATATTGACCTTGAGATGTTAGACCCAACAGGAGTTGTTGTTGAAAAATGGATTTTAGAAGGGGCTTTTTTATTAAAATATGATGGTGGACAATTAACATACGCCAGTGATGGTTTAGCTAAAGTAACAAGTTCTATAAGAATGGACCGTTGCATATTAGTATATTAATTTTTTAATAAACAATATTATTAATTCCTATATGTTTTTATGTATAGGAATTTTTTTTTGTAAAAGTTAATTGAGTATTATTTAATCTTTACAAAAAAACATATGTTAATTATGTTTAAATTAAAAAAAATATGGAACAAAATGCTTACACGGCAGGACAAGCCGATTTCAATTTACCACACGATGTTATAACACTACCTTCTGGAGGGATCTTTTATAAATCTAAAAAGAAAACCATTAAAGTTGGTTATTTAACTGCGTTTGATGAAAACATAATTGCCGAAGCTGACTATAAACAAAGTATTCAAGAAAGTATAGTTCTTCCTTTGCTTAGGAATAAAATTTACGAAAAAGATTTAAGACCTGAAGAATTGGTTGACGGAGACGTTGAAGCAATACTTTTATTTTTAAGAAACACGTCTTTTGGCCCCGAATATCCAATAACCGTAAATGACCCTAATACAGATAAAAAATTCACATCAACAATTTTGTTGGACGAATTAAATATTAAAAAAACAAAAAATATTCCAGATGAGGAAGGTTTGTTTGAAACAACTCTTCCTGTGTCTAAAAAACACGTTAAATTAAAGATTTTAAATATCTCTGATAAAATTAAAATAGAAACAATTTTAAAATCATATCCTAATGATAGAACAGCACCATCAATAACAACAAAATTATCTTTAATTATTGTATCTATTGATGGTAATACAGACAAGGGACATATAGCAACATTTATTCAACAAATGCCAATTGCCGATTCTAAATATGTTAGAAGATTTATTGCCGAAAATGAACCAAGATTAGACTTATCAAAAGAAATTATCGCCCCGTCTGGAGAAAAAGTAATGATCGACATTACTTTTGGGGTGGAATTTTTTCGGCCTTTCATATCATTATAAAACAATAATAATTGACGAATTTTATTATTTTTCAAGAATCTTTAGAACCCAATATTCTGAGTTTATTAATATGCCAACTTATGTGAGAAAATATTTGATCAATAAATATGTTGAGGATAATAAAAAAACACAATAAAAGTATTTATTAATTAAACTAATATATGGGATTTTTTTTTCAGATAACTGGTCCTAACAGTATTCCGTTGGTTCAAGAAGGTTTAGGGGGAACATCCGCTGATTTTGATAAAAACGCATATACTTTAAATGTTGGCGCTATCAGCGCAAAAATTGACGAACAATTTCAAGGATTACTTAAAGCTATTAATCCGTTAGACACCGATATTTTTGCAGAGTTAGAGACATATGCAAACAGTGTTCAAACTGCCTTTGGATTATCTAAAGAAAGAGTTGACGAGTTTAAAACTACTATTGCCGACGCAGCACCTGAATTAGCCAAACTAGGTATTAAAGACTCGGAAATCTCCACCAATTTAGTATCAATTATGCAAGGTCTTGGAGGAGCGGCTAGTGTTAGTAAAGAGGCCATTGTGGAATTAAGCGCCGCGGCAAAACTTACTGGTCAAGACGTTGGTAATTTAACGTCTAACTTTAGAGATGTTGGAATTTCTGTTTATGATGTTGGGGAACAAATGAAAACTGTGACTGAGGTTGCGAGATCGGCCGGAGTTTC